ATGCTGCTCTTGCACAAGAGCGTGGGTTTCAACCAACACAAAAGTTGAAGGTTGAGCCCATGACTCTTAAAGCGCTAATCCGTGAGCGTATTGAGGCGGGTAAAGAAATGCCAACGGAAATTTTCAACATATTTGTTGGAAATAAAACAACAATAAAAAGGAAACAATAACTATGAATCAAGAAACGAACATAGCTAAGAAAGAGAAAGCAGGCGCACTGGCTCCAAATTCATTTGAAGCTGATGCTAATGCAGGGGCGGAAAACATCACTCAAGAAGATTTAGCATTACCATTTCTGAAAGTGTTAGGACAACTATCACCGGAAATAAATACAGTACATGCTAAATATATTGAGGGTGCAAAACCTGGAATGATTTTAAATACAGTAAGTGGTCATCTTTATGACGGCAGAAAAGGTATTGAAGTTGTTCCTGTTCATTATAAGAGACAGTTAGTGGAATGGCAAGACAGAGGAGCAAGTACCGGAGCTCCAGTTGCAATTCACAGCGCTGACAGTGATATTATGAGTAAAACAACTCGTGATAAATCTTATAAAGATAGATTGCCTAACGGTAATTATATCGAAAATACAGCAAACCATTTTGTAATCTTGTTAGGAGATAGTCCAACAACAGCTTTGATTTCTATGAAAGCTACTCAATTAAAAGTGAGTAGAAAATGGAACTCAATGATGATGGGTATCAAACTACAAGGTAAGAATGGAATGTTCACGCCGCCAACATATAGCCACATTTACAAACTAAAAACAGTTCAGATGTCAAATGACAAAGGAACTTGGTTTGGATGGGACGTATCTCAGATTGGGCGAGTATCAGATAAAGGAATATATGATACTGCTAAAAATTTCGCTGACAGAGTAGGCAAAGGCGAAATTGAAGTAAAACCTGAAATACAAGAAGAAACTAAAAAAGCTATCAACTTATAAGTACCTTAAGGGTGGGCGGCAGAGCGAGAGTGAACCCGCCCATTTTAAAAAATGATAGAAAAATTTAGAAAAATATTTGAAGGGTTGGAACGTGCTTATGGGCAGTTCAAAAGAGATAATTCGCGCATATCTATGAAAGTAGAAGGGAAACCTTGGGTGGAACATAAGCCATTAAGTAAAAACCTATGGGAAAATCATTTAAGTGGTATAGGCGTGAGTCTTGGAATCTTTCCTCTAAAAGAGGACGGAACCTGTAAGTGGGGTGCCATAGACATTGACATCGATAATTTAGATTATGAAGAACTTCTCAAAAAAATCAGAGAATTAAAACTTCCCTTAATTATGTTCAGATCAAAAAGTGGTAAAGCCCACGTTTATATGTTCATGAAAAACTTCACATCAGCAGAAGAAGTACGATTAGTTATGAAAAAATTTGCTTCTAAATTAGGTGTAGCAGATAAACTAGATAGAATATATCCAATGCAAATAGAGCTAGCGGAGAAAGAGACAGGCTCTTGGCTAAATTTGCCTTACTTTAATCATGAGGAAGGAAGTAGATATGCCTACAAGGATGATTTTGATGCAGCAACTATTGAAGAATTTTTTGAAATGCATGAACAATATGCACAAGAAAGTTTGGATGAGTATCTTGTAGAAGAAATAAAAACCACAAAGAAGATTAAGTATGAAAAATTAGAAGATTTATTTTTACCTTGCACAAAACAAGCTTTAAATTTAAACAACGGAAAAATACCTAAAGACATAAATAGAAATGATTTTTTATTCCATAAATACGTCTGGGCGAAAAAAGCAGAATCAAGAGTAAAACAAATACCGGAATATAAACACATGGATGCTAAAGATATAGTTTCACATTTCAATAAAACTTACATGGAAGAACCGTTAACTAAAAGGGAACTAGAAACTACAGTTTTTAAATCTGAAGATAAAGAGTTTAAATATTTATGTAAAAGACCGAAAATAAAAGCTTATTGTGATGCTTCTGCATGTGTAAGACATGTCTGTGGCATAACTCCAGAGCAAGCTTTAGAGTTAGTAGGAGCAGAAGAAGCTCTTGGACAGATAACTAAATACTGCAGTAGTCCCCCAATATTTTACGAAAGTGTTGATGTAAAAACCATTCATTATGATTCAACAGATGGCAAGGGAGGCCATCAACGAATTAGAATAGAGATGAAGGGATCTGATTTTTTATACAAAGATAAGTACATAACCAGACTAGCGGACGTTGGGTATTTTCCTCATGACTCTATACTTAATATGAAACCTCCCGCGTTTAGAACAATGAACATTGGTAGATTATCTAAAATGAGTTATGAAAAAGCAGAAGAAGAAGCAACTCCAGAATACGAGTTTAAAACACTGATACGAGATTTTGTAAATAAATGTACTGTAAGTATTGTCAGGTCCGATTTATTGGATGGCGCATGTTATTACAATGAAGAGACGAAAGAAATGGACATAAGACTACATAAATTAATGGAGTATTTAAAGGCCAATAGAGACTTTAGACCTATGAAGAAAGTGTGTTTCGATTTAAAGAAGCTGTTAAAGGCTAGAAAAGTGCAAGGATCAGTAAAAAATAGTTTTGGAAAAGAAAAATCTTGTCCTACGTGGCGCTACGAAGAAGATCGAGAGAACTTTATAATAACGGTGACTCCAGTACAAGAACAGATAGAGGATAAAAAAGATGAAAAAAATTAGAATAGCTGGACCGCCGGGCACAGGTAAAACAAAGCGTCTAGTAGAGATTTTCTATGACTGTATACAGCAATACTCTGCCACAGAGATGATAGTAACCTCTCACACTAACACTGCAGCCGATGAAATTAGAAAAAGAATATTAGATACTAAGAACATTCAAGAATATCAAAAGGAAAAGGGGAAAGACATATTTCGCTTAGTAAGGGAATCTAGAAAAACCTTAGAGGAAACTGTAACCACAATACATAAATATTGTAAGTTACAAATAGAGAAGAAAAAAGGAAAAGCTGTTGTTTTTGATAGTGACGATTACAATAATTTAAAAGAACAACATCCTTTGTTTGACTCTTATACTGGCTCTAAAGAATTTTATAATTTAGAAATGTTAATAGCTAGACATCCTTTTTTTAAGTTTCATAGCTCAGCTAGAGATAATGGCTTCGATACAGTGAAATATTACCGAACTTTAAGTTTTACAGAAAGAGCTGAATATAAGTACACCATAACCGAACTTCAAAAGTTAGAAAAGGATTATAATAGTTTTAAAAGCAATATAAAATTAAACCTTCGGGCAGAAAGAATTTTAGACTTTCAAGACATGGTTGAACACTTCACAGACTCTGATGAAATAAAATCTGAAGATTTAGGTATAAAACTTTTAATGGTTGATGAAGCTCAAGACTCGAGCGTACTCCAGAGAGCCGCAGAAAAGAAAATGGCTAAAGGTACAGAATATTTTTATAAAGCAGGCGATCCAGATCAATCTATCTTTGAATTTGCAGGAGCCAATCCCCATGAATTTCACATAGAGTTTGCTGATCCAGAAGAAGAGTTAAAGCAAGGTTACAGATGTCCAAGAGTCATTAACGATTACTGTAAAGACATAATTAGACCTTTATGGAAACACTATAATTACGCCGGCGGTGGAAGAGTGTGGGCTCCTAGAACAGAAAATGGTCAAGTAGTAGAGGGCGAAAAGTTCGACATGATGAACTTGGAGCAAGATCCTCATCTTGCTGAACTCGATAAAAGATTAAAACAAACTAGTGAAACTTTTGCATTTACATATAGAGGAAATGAACCAAAAGAGGCGATAAAATATTTAACAAAACTAGGAGTGCCTTTTAAAATAGCTGATAAACACAACAGATTTCAGTTCAAATATCCTGCCGCAGATATAAAAAATCAAAGAGAATTTTTAAAATTAATTCGTGAAAAGAAAAAACTCACTACTGCATCTATTAAAAAAATATTAAAAAATACCCTTCCTGAATATCTAGGAAAAAATTATTCTGAAGCGAATTTAGAGGAAATTGACAAGGGACATCATGATATCGAATGGTTAATTAAACATCAGTTTTTAAATCCAATTGTCAAAGAATCCGACGATTTTCAAAACATCAAAAAAATAAATAAGAGTTCATACATATCAACAATTGAAATGAAGAACTTCATTAGAAGAGTTGTAGAATATGATTCGTCCGGAAATCTAGAAAAAACCCCTAGAATATTTTTAGAGAATATACATACAATAAAAGGAAAGGAGTTTGATAACTGTGTGGTAGATTTAACTATACAAAGAGAAGAGACAGATTTTACAAAAAGGAGAATAAAATATGTTGCATGCTCAAGAGCAAAGAAAACATTATGGCTGATAAAAAGCAAAAACGGAATGACACTGTAGATCCGTACAGTATTCAAGTTGGAGGGGACCATTACTCAAAGTTCAAGGTCCAACCAAGTAAGTTTATTAACGATAATGATCTGCCTTTTGCAGAGGGGAGCGCTATCAAATATATTTGCAGGCACTCTTTAAAAAATGGAAAAGAAGATCTTGAAAAAGCAAAACACTATATAGATATGGTAATTGAAAGAGATTATAAATGACACCAGAGCTAAGCGAAGTTGTAATAAAGGACGGTGATGTTGTTGCTATTGACTTAGAGACACATGATCCAGAATTGAAGACACGCGGATCAGGGGCCATTCGAGATAAAGGGAAAGTGGTTGGAATAGCTCTAGCTTATAGGGATAAAAAGTTTTATTTTCCCATGCGGCACAGCGATACAACTTCTAATATTGCACCTAATCAGGTGTGGAAAGTTTTAAATAAAAAGATATTTCAGAATAAAAATATAACCAAAGTATTTCATAATGCGATGTATGACGTATGCTGGATTAGACACGAAACAGGGAACATGGTTCAAGGACCAATCGTAGATACAATGATAGCTGCCTCAGTTATTGATGAAACCAGATTAAGATATAGTTTAGATTCTTTGGCAAGAGATTATTTAAAAGAATCTAAATATAAATATGATTTAGAGAAAACAGCTTTAGACGATCACGGTATTAGTGATCCAATGAGTAATATGCACTTGCTTCCATATGGATTGGTTAGAGACTATGCCGAGCAAGACGTAAATTTAACTTTAAAATTATGGGAAGTATTCAAAAAAAAGATAAATGAGCCTATCCATATTAATGGCAAAACTAAATCTTTAAGAAGAATATTTGACTTAGAAATGGAATTGTTTCCATGTTTAGTTGATATGAGATTCACAGGAGTAAGAGTAGATACTGAAAAAGCTAAGACTCTAGGTAAAGATTTAGATAAAAGAAAAAACAATATTATAAAATTCATAAAGAAAAGAACGGGGAGAGCAATAGAAATATGGGCCGCCAGTTCTGTGCAAAAGTTACTAGATCAACAAGATATTAAAGATTATAAAAAAACTCCTAAATCTGGGCAAGCTAGTTTATCAAAAGATTATTTAGAGTCCCACTCAAATATTTACTTAAGATTGATTGCAAGAGCACGCCAATACGATAAACTAATCAACGTTTTTGTGAAAGGTATTTTAGATTTTGTACACAAGGGTAGAATTCATGCAGAAATAAATCAAATAAGATCAGAAAGAGGTGGAACAGTAACTGGGAGGTTTTCAATGAGTAATCCAAACCTCCAACAAATTCCAGCCAAAGGAAAGTATGGAAATATAATTCGATCATTATTCTTGCCCGAAGAAGGACAAGAGTGGGCGTCATTTGACTATTCACAACAGGAGCCACGACTCGTGGTGCACTATGCTTTAAAGAATAAAATGAGAGGTGTCGAAATTTTAGCAGAACAATATGAAAAAAATCCTACTACAGACTTCCACGGCCTAGTTGCAAAAATGGCTAAAATAACCAGAAAACAAGCAAAAACAATCAATCTAGGTCTGTTTTATGGGATGGGTAAAGGTAAATTAGCAAGATCATTGGAGTTAGATAAAGAAGAATCAAAAGAATTATTTGAACAGTACCACAGAGAAGTTCCTTTCGTCAGAGAACTGTCAAAGGGCCTGCAAAAATTTGCAGAAAAAAATAAAAATATTTTTACATTAGAAGATAGGTTTTGTAGATTTAATAAATGGGAACCTGTGGACAAAGAATGGGACAACGAAAAAGGAGTTTTTGTTTATAGTGAGTATGAAGAAGTAAATGGTAAAAAACAAATAGTAAAAAACCCTGTTCCAATAATGAATTTAAAGGAAGCAGAAAACCATTACTTAGCAAACCGGTCTAGAAGTTTAGCTCAGAATGATCCTAATTGTGAATATTTCGAAGAATACTACCAACCAGCGTTTACTTACAAAGCTTTAAATAGATTAATTCAAGGTTCTGCGGCAGATATGACAAAAAAAGCTATGGTTGAATTATATAAAAAAGGTATAGTTCCTCACATCCAGATCCACGATGAATTATGTTTATCAATTGACAGTGAACAAAAGGCATCTATCATAAAAGAAACGATGGAGAAAGCGATAATTTTGTTGATCCCTAACAAAGTTAATTGTAAAAAAGGCAAAAATTGGGGTATAATAAAATAGGAGGAAACTATGGAAAAAGTAAAACAAGTTTGGGCACTGGCGAAAGCTAATCCAACATTGTCTATTGCTATAGTAGTAGCAGTCGTTGCTATTTATTACTTAGTAAACTAGGAGCTGTATGAAGGATGGCTTACCTAAATGTCAATACACCAGCAACTTATGCGCA